AGAATACAATACAAATATCTTATTGTAAATTATTCGGTAACGCTCCTGGATCTCTGCCAAAACACCGTCTAGGGTATCTTCTGTAGCAAAAGTACAGAATAGTTTGTTACTCATATCGTCGTTTAAAAATATAGGCTCGAGATCATAATCGAACCTAGTCAGTATAACATCATTCGTCATATATAAATATGTCTTACTAGTCTAAAACTAAATCTTTAGAATATTTAAATTTAATTGGGTATTTACCCCCAAATTCCATTATTTTTTGTATATCTTCTAATGTTTCTTTACCTTCTTCTTTAGAAAAATCAAATAAAATTGCATCATATGTATAAAGTGCTATTTTAGTCTTTTTATCTTTTAGGTATCTTAATACATCTTTCAAGATAAGAATATTTCTTGAGGTCTCTAAAGATTGCATCATATAGTTCATTAATTTCTGAGGATGCATGTCTTTTAAATCTTTGGTGAACGGTTTATTTGATAGGGGAGCATAAACTACTCCGTTTTCTTCAAAAGATTTCCATAATCCGTTAATATATTCCTGAATATCTTCAAATATTTTTAGAAATGCATGCTGTTCAGGTATTTTTCCGTAAATTGCCTGAAAATTAATCTGTTTTGCTTGAGCATATTCTTCTTCTGTCACTTCTTCTTTTTCAAAGTACAGTTTAGCTAACTGTTTATGTGCAGATTCAGAAGTTAAGGGGTAGTCAATCTGATCACAAAGTAAACGCAAGTGATACCCATCAAAGTCAAGCTCAACAAAATAGTCGTTCTGAGGTCTGAAGCATTTTCTATGTTCGATTGTCTTAGGAATCGCAGCGTAATTAACGCTGTTAAAAGCATTAGTAGGTCTAGAAGTAGCATTATATAAGTTGTAATATGAATATGTTATGTTATCGACAATATTAAACCTTGGGTTACGGGGACTAAACATTTTGTTGAACGCCTCGTAGTGAATTCCAAGCCCAGACTGTTCAATCAAAAAGAAAACGTTAGTAGCGGTTTTATTATAGAAGTCAAAACCATGAGGAATTTCTAACTCTATTTTATCTTTTACACTCTCGTAGACTTTTTCACAAGATTCATATAGCTTACTAATCGGTATCAATTGATTAATATTACTGAATCCGTTAAATTTATTGTAGAAGAAATTAAGAGTATTATTCTCTCTTGAGTATTCCAGCTTATCGTAAAAAGTCATAGAGTATAGTAAAGATATATCTATGGCTTTCTGTAAATTAAAGTGGTAGAGAAGGTTTTTCTTATCTAATGTATATAGTTTATCGGTTGACGAGAGGACCTCGTATACACGTTCTTTTGTAACGTTAATACCTTCATCGTGATTAATAGGAATAATATATCCGGTATCACCTTTTATAGGTCGGATATAAACCGCAACCGTTGAAGTAAGTTTAGGATGATACATACTATTAGACGATATAACGTCTACGTACAGTCCTAACTTTCCTAATGATTGTAATTGAGAGAGTTTACTCTCCTGTTCAACTATATAAAACACTTATAAATAACCTTTGTAATAAAATAAGATAAATTTCTTATTCTACAAACTCTGAGTAATCTTTGAAGAAATTTGTAATACCGGGAATAGACTTTTCAAGTTTAGAAACTGTTTCTTTATTTCTATGAGCTGCTCCAAAATATGGATAGCCGTTTACTACCTTGTCCTCAGCTGGACCACTAACAATCCAGTCAACCACTGCTCCTCTATATAACGGTTGAGGTAAAAGTTTGTCATACCTTTCTTTAGAGACCTCTATAATTTTACGGTTAGATGTCTTTTGTAAAATGTATCTTTTAAAAGTTCCTTTCTCTCTTTGAGAATTACTTACTTCAATAATTTGCTCAACAAATAAATTTTCTTTAGGCTTAGATTTCTGTATAGGGAATATCTCTTTAGAATTACTATCAATAACTTTACCTGTAAAGTATTTATTTTCAAAAGTAATTACATACCATCCTCTATACTCTTTTCCATCAAGGGTGTATTCCTTTCCAGGAGTATGTCTAGGTTCACTATATTTGGATCTTGGTATCGGCATTATATTGGTACAAAGTAAGCTTTAATTTCTGTAACCCATTGTCCATTTACTATTCTATGATCTAATCCTCGGATCATAAAAGCTGTTCTTCCTCTATACCTCTCTGGTAGAAAGAATTCGTTGACTTTAAAAGACTGGAGTACTTTTATTCCGCTAATACCTTTGACTGTAAAGTTAAGTACGAATGGAATTAGTCCGGGATAATTTGTTTGTGCTGATTCTGTAATTTCTTTAAGTTCTTCTCGAGTAATAAATTTATGAATATTTCTATACCCGTTAAATTTCTCCCTATCGTACGATATATAGAATATATTACTAGAAGAAACTTCTTCAAAAAATTTCTCATATTCTACTTTCCAATCCTCAACATTTTTAGTTCTATCTGCATCTTTAGTCTTAGTAGTCCCTATTCTAATTTCTTCTACGTGTCTAGATTTTAGACCCTCGTTCCAACTCTGTAGATTTATAATATTTTCAAGAGATGCAGCTTCTGGTATTCTAGTAGCTGCTATTGCTATCATATTAGATATATCTTCACTTAAATCAGAAGTTACCTGTACGTTTTGAACTTCACTTTTAAGTCCTACTAAATCAAAAAATGCTTTAGGATTACCGTCGTCACCGATCTCAAAACTATCATTAGAAGGTATGACTGAAGTATCAACTATGTGGTACTTGTCTGTATCGTCATCGTAGGCAATAAAAAACGAATTTATTGCACCTAAATTATTTTGAATCTCAATTAATATACTTTCAACTAAAGTAAAAACACTGTTATTAGTAATATTTTGAGATTGGGATAATGTGGTAAAAACCTGTTTAATTAAGGTAGTATTAACAAATATATTTAGCAGATCTGTATCCTCTAGGTCCGTATTTTGTTGTGCAAGGCCTATATTATATTTAGTTTTACCTTTTTTAGGGAGTACACATACACTTGGGTCTACTCCAATATGGTTAGTAAAAGTAGTGAACGGTTGAGTAGTCTCCTCACTAGTTTCAAATTCTAGTAAGTTGATATTATTTTCATCATATATAAATCCTCCTACGTTAATTAGGTTAAGAAAATCTCTTAGCCTAATGTACCTAACCCATGAAGAATTATTAGAAGTACCGCCTAAATTTCCTGCAATTATTCTAAAATTAGAAAATATACTTTCAAAATCTGGTAATACTTTTTTCAGTTCATCTTTTACTTTTTGAAGGTATTCCGGTATAACATTACCGGAAGGTAGATTACTATAAAAAGATTCTATTGGAGTAGTTTCAATAACTTCTAAAGCTTTAACTATATTAGAGCTAAAATTATTAGCGTTATATTCTGGGCTGTCTATATCGTCGTTAGTACTAGTAGTGGGGGCATTTTCGTTTAAAATACTAGATATAACCTCTCCGTTAGATACTACATCGACTGTACATAAGTAGTTACTGCCGTTATAAGTCCAAGAAAAATTACTTATACGTCCAAATAGACCATCGTAGTTAAAATCGTTTTCTTCTCTAAGCTCAAGAATACGATTTTTAATAGTAGGTATAGTCTGTTTAGTAGAGAAGTCATCTAAATTGTAATACGTAATATTTGAGTCAATTTCACCTTCATTTGAGACTTTTACTGAATGTCCCCATTCTAGTAAAAGCCAATGTCCTGGTCTAAGGTATAGCTGTTCTAAAATTGAAAAATCATCAGGTGAATTTACTGCAAAGGTGACGTTAGCCAATCTTAATGTACCGTATTCACCTTTAGTTATAACTTCAAAGTTAGTAACCCCGGGTGTAGGTACGTAACCATACTCTGAAGATTCTGTATAAGAACTACGTTCAGGATCTTCTATTGGTGTAAATCCTTTATCTTTAGTAGCAATACCCTTAAATAATTGGTACTGTTTGGAAGCCTCCGGTGAATTATCTATATCTACAGCTGATGTTATTCTAACCCACCCGGTATTAGATGTAAGGTAGGTAACATCATCAGGTGTTCTTTCTACTCGCTTACTAATAATTTCTTTTCTCTTATTAAGCTGAGTAACTACACCTGGAATAACTGGTTGCCCGTAAATGTTAGTTTTAACAAAATTTAACGACATTATAACCTTGCATTAACTCGTTCGTAAAGTTCAATTGCCCGAGCTTTATCTCCAGGAATTCTTATCTGAATGCCCGGTTCAATAGCAAGGGATGCTTTATTTTGAATATTAGCTGATGCTATTACCCACCATAGTTTACTATCTCCATAAAAATCTAATGCAAGAGTATCGTACCTATCTCCTGCAGAAGAAAGCACATAAAAATCATCAGCTGTAGGAGGAACAGTAGGGTATATAGGATTAGTGTAATATTCTTTCCCGTTCTCTGCTCTAAATTTTTTTATATTTTTATATCTACTTGCCATATATTAATGTATTAACCGCTACCCAGTATATCACGTCCGGGATTATTTAGTAATTTATCTAAATTTTGCTGCTTCTGTTCATCAGTTGTATCATTAGCAGGTGGGTTATCGGCCGGTACAGGGAAAAACTGACTTCTACCTTCTTCTGGGTTAGTAATATAATGATATAATCCGGTTTGTGGTGTAAATGTATGAATAGGTGTAAAAGCAAAACTACAATTAAGTACATGAGGTAATTCTTGTACATCTAAATCAGTATTTATTCCTGGTGCTTGAGGTGCCCTTTCATCTTTCTTACCTAACCCTATTTCGAACGGATACCTTGGTTCCCAGTTATACGAGACTGAGGAAAAATACCCGGGGGTATCCGATAGGTAATCTCCTATGTTAAGCCTAACTACTGTACCTCTCATAATACCGTTATCTGAATAGGTAGGTGCAGTAGTAGAAGCTAAGTACACTAATTTTTTGTAAACCGGTTCTAATTCTAATTTAGTTGCTACTGCTGTTTTAAAGCTAACGTTTATATTCCTATTAAAGTTCTGATATGAGTAAAATTGTTCACCTCTACCTATATAACTTATAGGGTTCCAAATACTTGTAAAATTATCGTCAAAGGCATCTAAAAATGCTCTTAAATGAATATAGGTATTATTTTGTTCACCTGGTGTTAAAATTTCAAAAAAGAACTTTATATAGTCGTCAGCACGGTCTTTAGGCTGAGTCCCTTTATATGGACCTGTAAAGTTAACTTTATCTGCACCGGTAAAAGATCCGAATGGAGTTTTATAATAATCCTCCCGACCGTATTTTATTCGTACTTTACCAGGTTCTCCTATTCTTTTAGTAGTATCAGATAATGTATTGAAGAAAGCTGGTTTATTACCGAATAGTACTCCTTTAGTAAAGTGTGTTCCTGTACCTGATAAAGGAACCTGTGCTAATGTAGATGCTAATGTGCCTAAAGTATCTCGAACAGCGGCACCTCTATCTACATCTGCTAATGCTTTAACCTTGTCTAATATAGTACCTTTAACAGTATACGACTGGTCAACAGCTAAATTTAATGTTGTATTATTTATAAGGTGCTGGACGCCTTCCCGGCGAGTGAATAGTTTAGATATACGAGTTAGATCATCTGCACGTCTTTGTACTTCCGATAAAGAGTTCGGGTTATTAAAGTTTTCATTAGGAATACCTTTAGTAACTAATGGCGGTTTACCGGGATGTCCGGCACCCATATTAGGTTGAAAGGTGAGTTTGTTTAGCTCGGTTGCTCCTTCTTCGTATTTTTTTCTTATGATTGACATACTACTGTCTTGTTGATCCTATTACTAATGATTCTCCTACCTTTCTACTATCTAAATAGACATGACCTCCTTTTTCAACCACTTGTATTAATCTTTCTAACAATTTATTTGTTTCTTCGCCAAACTTAGTACCACCGGCCATTACTAGCGTGTCTTTAGGATTAGCTCTAATAGTAAAGTCATCTACTTCTACCGATGGGTTAATCTTAGTTGTAGATACTAAAGCGCCGTCTTTAGTTTCAGTTTTTGGATCTGAAAAGTTAATGTTAGCACCGGGTGCAGGCATCTGGTACTGAGCTATTGGTACTGCTTCGCCATTATTAGCCGTTGAAGCCTTAATATTGGATCCTCTTATTTTTTCAAATTTAGCTAAAGCTTCCATTATAGCTTTCTCTTGACCTCTAAAGCCGTAAGTTTCTTCTATAATCTCTGTTCCTGCTAAAGGACCTAAAGTTGTAGAAGCACCCAAAAGAACCTTAGTCAATGTTTTTTCATCAACTGCATTTATTTTTTCTGCAAACTTAAGTCTTTCTCTAGCCTCTAAAATTCTTGCTTTTTCTTCTTCAGATGTGCTTACAGCTATTTCTTTATTAGCTATATCTTGAAGAAGTTTAAAATCTTTATCCGAGAGTTTAACATTGTTAATTCTCTTCATTAACATATCCCGCTCAGCCTTAAATTGCTTAGCAGTAGCATTTTCTAGTCTGTGGCCTGGATCTGCTCCTAAGCGTATCATTACCCTCTGTAAATAGTGGGTCAAGTCAGATATCCCATCAGCAATTCTTCCCAACGGATCATCAACACCTATAAGCTGTTTTATAAATTCTCCTAAACTTCTACCAAAATTACTTAATTCGTTTTCTAGTTGTTGAGTTGCTCCAATAGCATCAGCCTGTTGTTTGAGCGTTTTTGCACCTAGTGCCTGCTCTTTCTTACCTAAGTCTTCTAATGCCTTAATACGGGCATCTTCTAGTGTAAGATTAAACCCTCTATCCTTATAGCTTTGTACTAACTTAGCTATTTGTTCTTCACGATCTAATTCAGCTAAACCAGCTATTCCTGAGTCTTTTTCTAACGCTAATAAAGCTTTTCTATTTTTAATAGCTTCTGCTGCTTCATCTCTTGTCATTCCAAAAGCACGAGCTAGTGCTTCTTGTTGAGGAAATAACATATTTTCAAACCCTCCGAATGCATCGGCTTGATCGACTAGCTCTCCAGCTAAGCCTACAAGGTTGTTTGTTAAAGCAAAATAACGCGCTCTTTCTAAATTTAAACTTCTTCCTAAAAGAACTTCTGCATTTACCTCATCGGTAATTGACTGACTAAAGTTTAAAAGAGAGCTTTGAGTTTTTTCTAACTGTGATAATGTTAATCCAAATCTTCTAGCTTCATAAGCTGCTTTAGCTATTCCGCCAGGATATTGCTGCACTGATAAGGCTGTAGCTGCGCTAGCAGCTGTTATATCCGAAAGTATATCGGTATACCTTATAGATACATTTGTAGCTTCGTTTAACGCTTCAGTTTGTCCGATTATACTCTCTGTAGCACCTGTAAATGACTGGTTAGTAGCGGCGGCAAATCCAAATAAAGAACCGGCTTGTTCGGCAGATAGTCCTAATCTTTGTGTTAATATACCTACTGTTTGAATAGTTTGGTCAGATGCAACGGCACTAGACCCTAATGCGGTGCTTAGCCCTATTGCCGCTTTTTCTACATCTTCAAAACTAAATCTGCCGCTGCTTAATCCGGAAATAGCTACAAGTCTAGAATAAAGAGCTCCTGCTTCTTTTTGTGCAAGATTAAGAGCGTTTTGAAGAGTAGCTGTAGAAGAGGAGAGCCCTGATAAACCCCTGATTATACCGACTAATAGTGCGTTACCTAGAGTTTGAAGTACCCCTTTAGCTGCTTGTGCGACACCTGCGAAAGCTGCTTGACCTATATTTCCAGTCTTTATATAAGTATCAGCAACTTTTTCGGTCATTTTCGTAAGTTCACTGAAGGCTTCCCGTACTATAGGGATTGATTTTACAGCATTTTCTAATCCCTTAAAAGGGGCTTGGAGCCTACCTAAAGTAGTATATGAACGTCTAAGCTTTTCTGATTCAGATAAAATATCTCCTGTGGTTTCATACTGAGCTATCATAGAGTCTAAAACTTCTGACTGCAATTCTGATAGACCGTTACTGCTTTTGTTTTCTTTTTCCTTAAGCTTATTAATCCGACCTAATAGAATTTCTTGATCAGATTGAGTTTTAGCTATAGTTTCAGTAAACTGCTTTCTTTTAGCTACACTTTTAAGATCTTCTCGACTATATTTAGAAAGTTTATTGGCTAATGACGCAGAATTTTTAGCTGAGTTTTCAATAATTTTACGCTGTAATGCTTCGTGTCGTGTTGAAGACTCAGTATCTCTTTGTGACTTCCCTTGTTTTTCTAATTCTCTAGACAGGTCTTTTTGAATCTTAAGAACTTCCTTAAGAATCATACCAAGCTCAGCCCCAGCCTCATTTACGTCTTTTTGTTGCTGTAAGGTCTTGCTTAACTCTTCAGAGCTTTGAGCACGCTGTTGCTGGTTGCCTTGATTACTATTTTGTGGATCTTCTGCCATGAATATCTATATAGTATAAATATCGAAGGCCCCTACTTTTTAGAGGCCTTTGAACTATATGTAGGATCTATATCAGGTCCTAGAGTTTTTTTAGTAGGTTTAGTATTTGCTTCTTTGGCTTTCTTATTCTGCTCTTCGTAGTATTCCTTTATCTCATTAAAAGTATATCTACGTAACCAAATAGGCATATTATAAACTGTATTCCAGTCGTATCCACCCTTACCGTGAAATACTATTTCGTGTATTTGTTTAAATACCTGGATCCTATGATCCGAAGTCAGGCCAAAAAAAGTTAAGGGTGATAGGAATATCGACACCCTCCTCTATGCCGTTAGCAGTTTCAATATTTCCTTTCATTACTACATCAGGAGAAATATCTGTATAATAACTTCTTAGTGCTCGAGCATCTTTTGCTAGTAAGTAACCATCTACAAACTTTCTAATATCGGCCTGTTCTCTTGAACCATTTACAGAAGTAATTAAGTACTTTAATCTTGTAGAACCTTCTGAGCTATCTTCTTTATTAATTTTCTTAAGACCTTGAACCTCTTTTTCAATTGACTGTTCATCACCGTGTGTTAAAATCTTAAAAGTAACAGCATTACCTGAGGTAGGTAAGGTGAATTCAAATTCATTTTTTCTATCGACAAATAACGACTCGTCAATATCTTTTGGTCCAAAAGTAGATAAATCAGCTTTAGCTTTTTCTCCTCTATAGGTAAACTCGTAATCTTTACCGTAAGATAAAATACGAGCTGCTAACATAATAGCATTTTTATCACCTAGTAAAATATCACTATAATTTACATTAGGTGTAACAATTAAAGATTGTAAAAGTTTATCAATTGCAGTACCGTTAGATAGGTAATTTTGATTAGTTAAGATATCTTCCTCCTTAGCTGTCATATACTTCATTTCAACAGTACCTGATGCTAAAGGTGAATCTTCTGGATATAGTAATCCTTTTGAGGGTAAATCTACCGTTTCGGTAGGTAATTTAAATTCGGCCATAAATTTTATTTGTTAAAACCAGTTCTGTAATAAATATACGAACAATTACTTTTTAAAACAACAAAACCCGGTGAAAACCGGGTCTTGAAATGGGTGAAATATATGTCTAATAATTTAAAACGCAATAATCCATCGCAACTGTGATTGTAAGCTCTACTGTTTCTGAGCTAGTCCAATCGAAAGTACCTTGAGCCATATTAGTAATAAACGCTCCTTTGATAATCCATTCTGATACGATATCACCAATAGGTCCTAATACGTTTAGAGTAAGATCTTTCTTATAGTAGTCTGAATATCCGGCTCTACCGGTTACAGATTCGTAAGATAGACGTGCCCAATCCATTACTGCTTGTGCTCCTGATGGTGTGATTGGATCATAAAGTGTAAGATCCATATCCTGCCATTCTCTCTTTCCACGAATTTTTCTATAAGAGTTGATATGATCAAGTTTAATTGACTCGTCCACAAATGAGGGGGCAGTCACGTTTCTCACCATAAACGATGGAATACCATCGATGTACATTACAAATCTGTTCTGTACTTTAGGCTCGAAAGCTCTAAACATTATTTCGTTCGGGTCTAATGTTGCCTACGAAGTCAAGTACGATAAATTCAGCAGTTTTAGCTGGCTGGATAAAGATCTGACCTACTAATTGATTTCTATCTACTACATCTGCTGAGTTATTAGTATCGTCCATTACTACTCTATAGGCGTAAAGACCTTGACGTTGTACTACTGACTCTAAATAAGGATTAATTGTAGCTAGGAAGCTGTTACGGGTTGCAATAGTATTTTGTTCGAATACTAGATTTCTTGCTTCGTCGCCAATAAATTTCTTAAGGTCGATAAGTAGACGTCTAACATTTACTCTATCTAGAGCAGAAGCTTGAGTCTGTAAAGTTTTCTGACCAAATACTGCGATACCTGTTCCAGGGAAAGTAGCGATTGGGTTAACTTTACCGTTATAAAGAGTATCTCTATGAGCACGAGTTAATCTTTTCTCTGCTTGAATTACTCCTGTTACTCCTCCTCTAACAAGTCCTGCTGGTGCGTACCAAGGTGCAGTGCTATTGTCTGTAAAGGCGTAAATACCTGGAATTACCACTGATGCAGGAACCCAAGAGTTTTTACCTGTTGCTGATTGCATTTGTAGCCATGGCCAGTAAGATGCTGCATATGATGAATTAATCGATGCTGCTTTAGACACTGTATTGGCTACTGTATCTCCATATCCTACTAGATCTAGTACTGCTATACAGTCTCCTCTAGATTCAGCGAGAGACACGATATTATCTAGCTGTGTTTTATGGGTAGCAAACTCATAGCAAAGACCGGGAGTAGAGATGATATTGAACTGGTAATCATCTTTATTAGTTAAAAGAGTAATTACATCAGCATAATCTGTACCTACAAGTCCTTGAGTATCGGTATCATTAATTGAACTAAAGAAGTTAGCTCCTGCTTTAACATTAGTTCCAGCACCATCGTAGAATGAACCTGAAGCTGCTACTGGAAGGCTTCCTGTAAAGGCAGCATCTCTAATTAAGCCGTCGTTACCTAGATAATTTAATGTAGGTAAGTTAACTGCAGAAACATAAATGTAGTTAGACTTACTAGGATAGTCTCCAGTAACAGTTACTTGAGAAGCATCTCCTGATATAGCTTCCACTTGATCACCAATAACTGATGCGATAAAGTTTGAACTATTAGGGTCTAATGATAAATCATTAAATGTTTCGAGAACTACTTTATTTTTAGCGTTATCATCTCCTCTACGTACTGCTAAAGTGAATGTTCCTTTAGTAGAGTCTACATTTGAAATTTCCCAACGTAAATTATCTGCAGATCCGGATACTAAAGAACCGTCTGAATTTTCTGTACCTGGGTCAGAAGATGCTGTTGCATTATTATAAAGCTCTCCTTTACCTTTAGTGCTGATAACAAAAGGTTGAGTACTTCCTGCATCTGAAGCTGAGATATGTGTAGAGCTTGCGCTTGACCATCCAGCAGAGCTAGAAACTACTCTTGAAACAAGAACGCTATCTCCTCCTTGCTCAAAATAGTTCTTAACTGCTAGAGATGTAAGGTACTCTTGTACTGATGAGCCACTTTCGAATGTTACTCCAAATTTGCGTGAGTAGTCATTATATGAAGTAACTAAAGTAGGAATCTCTACAGGTCCTTTTACTGTAGGTCCGATAATTGCTGCCCCTACTGCTGTTGGTGCAGGAGAGATGAATGAAATGTCATTTTCTCTTGCAAATACACCTGGGGAGATAATAGTTTCTGCCATGTTAGGTAAAGTTTATTTTATTTACTATTATAAATATAGGTTGAAAATCAAAACAAATAAGATAGGTCTATGCCTAACCTACATATATAAATAGTAAAAAATAAACCTAAAACCTAAGCAGGAACGAATATTCCGTTTTCAATATCTATGGAACCGTTACCGTATTTTTCTGTAAGTTGATTTCCTAGCTGCTTTTCTAATTCTAGGTTATCTCTGTATAGCTTTTCAGCCTCTTCTTGACGGTAATCGATAGTGAGTTGCTGCTGTGCTAAAAAAGCTACCTCTCTACTTACTAAATCTTTTTTACGATTAAGATCGTTAAGTAGGCGGAGCTCTGTTTCTGTTAGTTTAATACCTTCTGGTCGATTAAGTTCTTGTTCTAGTTGTTCTAATTGATCAGTATCTACAAAATCTTCTTGTTCTGCCTTACTTTTACTTTTTAAATCTTTTAATGTTGCCATGGTTTACTATTTGGTATTTTTAAATCTATATCTTGAATTAATTTAACTCCGTTTACTTCTGCCCATAATTTCCAAAAAATACTACCTTCATAATCTTTACCGTAAACTTTCATACATAACTTATCAAGGTCTATCATTAAATGAATAAACTCTTTATCTAATATATGAAACATTTTAGAAAAAGCAAGCGGATAACCTGAGAATATTCTTTCGTCTATTGTCTGGTAGTAAATTGAACCGTAAATGCATTCTTCTTTGGTTACGTCTTCTAAGAACGGCCTACTCTGTAAGTATGCTTTATTGAAATAATAAGATAAATCTCCTACGTAGGGTATGTCTCCTTCTACGTTAGGTTTAAATTTAATTATAGAATCATACTTATTTACGTCCTTAATTAGATTAAACGCTTTATATGTTGAGTAGAAATATGAATGAAGTTTTTTTTCAAACTTTATATCTTCTTCTACAAGGTATAAATTATTTACGTACTTTTTATACCGGTTTAATTTGATTACCCATTTTTTATTTTCAGGTAAGCTATAAGTATGTACGTATAGATCTGTTTCTTTATTTAAAAACGGTAGTATATTATCTGATAGATGTATTAGTAATCCAGATATAATTACACTTCTCATTGTGTCTCAGGTATCGAAACTCCTCTTTTAGTCACTACATCAGCTGATATTGAATTAGCATAGACAATAGCTTTTTCAATATCTCTACATTGGAGATACTTATACATAAAAGATGCAGTAAAGGTATCACCTGCACCACTAACATCTATAGTGTATCTAACTTTAGGAGATGGATAATTAATAGAGTCAAAAACTGCTCCTTTTGCTCCTACTGTCTTGATGACCTTCCTTAAATTTTTACTAAGTAATTTACTATTCTTCGAATATTCATACTCATTAACTTTAATAAACGTAACTGAGTCGATAATTTTTTGAGTTAATATTCTTTTGGTATCTAAGATACTGAGTTTTGCTGATGATCCAATGTTAACTATATCCTTATTGCTGAGAAAGTTCTTATTATAATCACTAATAATGACAGCGTCTGATTCTTTTATAGTTTTGGAAATTTTATCAGTCAGTTTAAATTTATCTAGATTATTTTCTCCTTCATCAATTCGTAAAAACATGTGATTAGATTTAAAGTCTACATATCTAGTTTTAGTTATGTTACTTTTTTGATGAATTACATTTATATTTAGAGTATTATCTAATACTTGAAGGTTTCTGACTACATTACCGGCCATACCGGGAGAAGATACAGTCTCAACAGGGTGCAGAACAGGTATAGGAGCTTCAGGACATATCCTTTTTACTTCACCGTAAAAAAATTTGTCTTCACTTAGTTCACCTATAACTGTTATATTCATAATTAAGTATATTAGAAGTAGAAAGGTCATCTATTCTGTTAAAATATATAATTTCTTTTGCATAATTACTACCTATTATAGGTTTATTTTTATAGTCAGATCCTATAATAAAAAGATCTGGGCAGTATTTTTTTAGTTCCTGTGTTAATTCTATATCGGTAGTGAAGGTTACGACATCGTCTACTCCTCTTATACTTAATAAATTATATTTTCTTTGTTCAATAGAGTGGTACGGCCTGTCTTTGCCTTTAACTTCTTTTATTCTTTGATCTGAATCTATACCAATTGTTAGGTGTTCACCTAAGGAAGCGGCAAAATTAATTAGATTAAAATGACCAAAATGTAAAATATCAAAACACCCATTAACCCAAACTTTCATAAAGTATCTCCTTTAATTATTCTATATGAATCAGTATCAAAGTGTTGAGTAGAAACCTCAAATACTTCTCCTTCCTCTAGACAGATTAACTGGTGGGGCTGGCCAGGTTTTTGTCTCACCGTATCTCCTACTGTTAATATACTTTCTTTAGTTTCAGCTGTAACTGTATCTATCCACCTGTACATAAATCTACCGGAGTTGACATACCATGTTTCATCTTTTATCATATGGTAGTGCATCGAAAATTTAGCTCCAGTTTTAAATCGTAGTATCTTACCGCAGTAGAGATTATGATTACAGATAATAACTTCTTCACCCCATCCTTTAGGCACTTTACATTCAGGGCACTCTAAAACGTTTACTATATTATTACTCATAATAGTTATGATTATTTAAATCCACTGTTTATATATTTCTTGGTGTCTAAGGTCATTATACTTCCAGCTGCCGCCGCAAGGTTTATTAAAGTCGAGTATCCTACCAGAATTAAATATTTCTAACCCTCTTTTAGCAGATTCAGGGGGCATATACATATGCCAACCGATACTCTGGAGCTTATCTTCGTCGTAAAGAGTGTATTTATGTCTACCGTCATATATCATTGGCCTTGCCCAGTCGTTGAGTATGGGGTCATTAGTAAGTATCATTCCTCCTTGACCAATGTTAAGTATTTTTTTAAAATGAAAAGAAAGTACCATATGAGAGTTTTCATATCCTTCTCCCATTCCCCTAAATAATGCAGTTGCTGCATCAATAATACCCGTATCTCCTAATGGGTACATACCTTCCCATCCTATATCTTCAAATTTTGGTATATTACCGCTAAGAATAATTTGATTAGGTACTGAGGCATAGGTGTTAGCTGGGATTGTAATTTTTCGGTTACATATTTTTAAGTAGTGTAGGAGAAGCCTAATGGCATTTGAATTTGAATCACAAGCTATCGCATACGTATACCCGGCATAGTCTGCTAACTCTTGTTCAAAGTAAGTAACCCAGTCCCAAGGATCGTTAATATTATATTTTTCCATCTTTATTTAGTATAACCATACTTCTCTCCTACAATTCTCCCGTTCCATTTATCTTCTGTTAATTTATGATGAGAATACTCTTCATTGTTAACATAAATGCTACGGTGAGGTGGGTCGTTCGGATCATATTCACTAGATGAAATATAATAAAAAAATCTTAAAGCACAACGTGGCCTGTCTGAAGGAGCATTAACTTCACTCACCCTATGGTATGGAGCATTCTTAATATTTTCATTTATAACAAATCTATTGAACATTGGAGTTACTGATTCTATTAGTCTAGCGTCGGGATTTATATCAATATTATCGTCGTAGTATTGTATATGTCCTCCCCAGCTGTCTTCCCAATCGGGTGTAATGTATAGTAAAGAGGTAAGCTTACGGTGTAATCTTAGTCTATCGTTCCAATTAAAATCATAATGACATCCTAATGTCTTGCCATTACTTATTATAGAAAAACCAGCTCCGACTAAATGAGGGTCGGGTAAAAGTCCTTCTATTCCTGTCATTTGTTCTAGGTCATAAAGAAATTCTCCGCTATGCATTAGATCATAAGTAACCTGATGGGCAGTAGGGCATGAAATTAAATCGTTAAATTCTTCCATTCTAGATCCGGCTCGAGTAAATACGGTCCAACCTCCTTTAGGAGCATTTAAACACTCTTCATATAACTTATGTACTGTCTCCGGGTCTAAAAAGTTGTCGATTTTAGTTCTACCAAAACCGAATTTTTTTCTATTTTTATCCCACTCGTTTTTCTTATGTAACATAATGACTTATTCCCAACTAACTTCCCAATCTTTAAAATCAGCTGCAATACAATCTACCTTATAGTCTTTCCTGCCGCCGAAATTTTCCTGTATTTTATTTTTAGCTGTATTTCTAACTCCATTTAAACCATGAGTCAAATGTAGCATGTTAGGGCCTTCCTTTCCGCTTCTAACATTAGATTCATTGTGCCAAATATGTAAATTCATTTGCGCGCAAACTATTATTGCCCTGATAGTTTCAGCATCAACTACTCCTTTATTTTCATCTAAAATTATTTGAATATCATGAGTAATATCCTTTATCTCTTGGGCATATTCTTTTTTGTACTCTGGTATAAAGACTTCTTTAAGTTGTACTATAGATAATCTATCTATAAGTTCTGAGATTGTGGGTAAAAATTTTCTTTCCATTTTATAGATTAGTCTGACGTTTCGTATAATTCTGGGTATTCGTTAATTAAGTGTATACTTTTGTCTCTTAATGCTGTTTTATAAGCTTTTTGTAGAGAAGTAATATCGGTACAGTCGTAATAGTTAATATTTATAGTCATTTGTTTAAACTGCTCTAGATAATTACCTTTATGTTGATGACCGGGGTCTAAAGGTTTGTCAGAACCTTTACCGACACGTATAATCATATGGATATCTTCACCAGTCATTGCTTTGTATTTATCTACATGGTTAATTAACTGATTAGTACTTGAAATTAAAAAGTCCCATCTGGGGTAAAAAGTTATAACAAGTTTACCGGTCATAGCTAGACCTAGACTCATCCCCATTTGAGTTTCTTCAAAGACAGGAGTTTCTATAAACTTATCTTTTTTTAGTTTATCTACTGTCTTACTCATTGGGTTACCGTAGTATATTAACTGCTGGCCTATGAAAACGGTATTTTCCATAGAGTTTAGTTCCTCCATATACTCAGTAAGGTATTCTCTATAAGTTATCATTTTTTATTTTTTCTATAATGTTATCTGCTATTACTCTATGGCAAGACTTAGATGGATGTCTATCGTTGTAGAATTTTTTTAAATTTTCCCTATCGGTATTAATAGTAAACTTATCATCGCTATTCATTAAATCTTCAAGTGAAGTAAAGTTTTGATTTTCGTAGTTAAAAGTTATTAATCTGTCTTTAAACCATTTATTCTGCTCTATATACGGAACAATATCCGATGGCCATGTTAATATTAAAGGTTTTATACCCCTATTTTCGCATCGTCTAAGTATAATTTCTATATTTTCTAATGTTATTTTATACAAAGCATCATCAACGGTTAGATCTAAATTACTATATTTAGATTGTAGTTCTGCAAACGATAATTCAGCATGATCGTCTCTAGTAACTCTTGTTATTTGAAATATTACATACGATAAATCTTTATCAATATACCTTGAACTATTTAAAATTTTAATAATAAATTCTAGAGAGGTATCATTATTTCCTCCATTTTCTGAAACTGCTATCTCAAAAGTCTCAAAATAATTTGCTACTAATCTTGGAAACCTGCAAGCATTTTTATAATGTATTTGTGCTTGGCTGAGCCAAGTACTATCCCAGTAATGGGGGTCGTCACACTGAATAAGTCTAGGGAGGTTCGAATAAAAATATAATCCTTGACCCCAAGTAAAACTACAGCCTACAAATATTAACCCGTTCATAAATTTAAAATACTACCCATTTTCCTGTTCCGTAATGAGGGTACTTAGATTCGTAATCGTATTGTATAACATCGTAAGGGATGTCTCTTTTTTTACCATTCCACGTATGTTCTGTTGGAGTATTTGTTGATACGCCGTTATCTTCAACTATAAAATAAAGAGGTAAATCAAAATTTCGTGCATATTTATGTACCTCATAAAATAGCCCAGACTCAAAACACATATCTCCAATAAAACACCATACTTTTTTCTCGGAATTATTTATTTTTAACCCTTTAGCTACACCTAAAGCTATAGATAAAGTACCTCCAACGATAGCTGAAGAGTAAAAGTTTTGATTAGGATTACATAATGTTATGGACTTACCTTCTAATATTCTTTCCTCAATCCAATCAGGGTCTAATCCTTTTAATAAAGCATGGTAATGAGACCTCCAGGTAGAGAAAACCCAATCGTCTGTATGAATACGTTTAAAAATTTCAATTAACTGTTTTTCGTTACCGTTTGAGAGATGCACAGGACCTCTTATTTTTCCTCCCTCCCAGCTTCTAATAATTTTATTTTCAAAATCAATTAAATCTTTTGGCGAGTAGTCTATTTCTCTTACCTCTGGGTATAGATTTAAGTTTTTAATCTCCATTTTTATCTCTTTTTGAAAGAATGGGACTATCCGTTGGCCATTCTATTTTGTATTTAGGATTATCCCATTTAACAGTAAATTGTTCTGGTGTATCTACAAAGTTCCCGGTGTAAAATAAATTGTAATGAAACATACAGTCTGTAAGTGCGTAATGCCCGTTAGCAAATCCAGGTGGTACTAGTATCTGATTTCTAGAATTCTCTGATATAATGTAGCTTTCCCATTGTCCGTAAGTTTGTGAATCTTTTCTAACATCTAGTACCACTAAGTATATATCACCTACTGCTGCTTGTACCAATTTCCAGGTTTTAGTATCCCAGTGTAGTCCTCTTAAAACTCCTTTGTATGATTTAGAAAATCGACCGTGAATATTAAGATCTTGCTTTGATTCATTTATATGAGACACAGCAGGATGATCGGTAGAGTGGAATGTTGTCCATATCTCACCCCTATACTCTCTATGAACAGAAGGTAAATATTGAAGAACTTCTTCTCCAAAGATATTAGAAGGTAATATGTCGAAATTATTCCACATAAACTATATATTAGTGTAACCTAATGGAAGTCCGTTTCTAAATTGATTACCTAAAAGAGGTACGATTACTTTATAACCTCTAATTAATTCCTCTATACCAAAGTCAATAGAGTGTTCGGGGTTCCAACCCGTATTTTCAACTTTAACGTTAGAAACTATGTAATTTCTTTTATCTGGGTCTTCATAGTAGTCGCTATAAACTACTACTAAATCTTCTACGTAGGTCTTAATTTTGTTGAGAAGTTCTTCTTTTGATAAATTAGCGTCGCTAAGACCTACATTAAAGACCTCACCTTTGTATGTATTATAATTCTCAATCATAAATAGAAACACAGAGGCTACGTCTTTTACGTGTATAAAGTTACGTTTAAAAGTTTTTTCAAACACCACTATATACTTATCTGTAATAGCTTTATATACAAAATCATTAACTAAAAGATCTGTTCTCATTCTAGGAGAAGTACCGAATACTGTAGCGAGACGAAAGCAGATTCCATCTGAGTTATTTTGAATATATTTTTCGGCATTTACCTTTGTTTCCCCGTATACTGATATAGGTGTAAGAGGAGATTCTTCATTACAGTAAATGTCTCCCTGTCCAAGGCCATAGCCGCTATTAGTATTTGGGTAAAGTACTTTTTTATCTGTACCTTTTATCCAGTCGACTATGTTTTTTATCTGAATATAATTTACCTGTTCCGCAAGCATAGGGTTTGCTTTGCACGCTGGAAAGCCTACTATTGCAGCTAAAGGTATTATTATATCTGCTTGTACTACTAACGATTTTAATAGATCATCATCTAACACATCTCCATAAATGAAGTTAAAATTAGGATTAGAAGCAAAATTTATAGGAGTTAACTGATTGAATATTAGTTTATCTAGTACAGTTACTACATAACCATTATTAAGTAATGTTTCACTAAGCACTGAACCGATATACCCTGCACCTCCAGTAATTAAAACCTTCATATTCTACTCCCCCCAGTGTTCTTTTTTAAGTTTATACAAGTCAATAGGCTCTCGTTTCATATGAGAACCTTGATTAAAGTAGGCACCTTTTTTTAAGTATCCACCTAAGAAGTTTCTTCTCATTCTATCTGAATTATTCGCCTCTGAACCGTGTACACAATGAGAGTGTAGTAAAACAACTTGCCCTTTTTGCAAGTACCCTTCTACTTTCCTAAAATCATGGCCTTCTGGCATTACACAAGGTTTACCTCTTTCGTTTCTCCAGTTTTTAGGGTTTGTCTTAGTGCGTTCTTCGTCTACTTCAATAGGAAGTATAGGCAGCCTGTGAGAACCTTCATAGTTCCATACTGCACCGTTTTCTACATCGTGGTTATCTAATGCAAGAGCGGTATTTATAACTTCGTTATGACCACATCCTGTATAAAATGCGTTTTGATGCATATCTCTACCTAATTGTCCTGGTGGTTTAAAGTACGCCCAGGTCTGAAGTCCAATTAGTTCCCCACCCATCAAATATTCACATGCTTCTATAACTTTAGGATGGGCAAATAGCTTTTCTAATTTAGAAGATAATTTATGTGGGTACATAAATGGATCCCATTCGCCCCATTCTTCTCCATTTTCTTTAGTAGTTAATTTTCTCTGTTGACGAAGCTTTTCTAATTCTTCGTTAATTTCATCACATTCATTTTCTGATAGTAAGTTGAGGACGGTCCATCCTCTATATCTCCAATCAAAGGTAATCTGCTGAATTTCTAATTCAGATAAATGTTTAACCATAACTTAAAATATTTACTATAGAAGATTAGATTTATACCATTCTACTGTTTCATTCATCCCGTCTCTAAAAGAGTAGTCTGGTTTAAAACCTAATTCTGATTGAATTCGATCTACAGAAACTGCTCTAAAGGGTATAGTAGTAGGCTTAGAATCGTCCCATATAACTTCTGGTGTTAGCTTAGTAACGTCTAATAGAGTTTCAACTATATGTCCTATAGTTATACCTTCTCCGTACCCTAAGTTGTAAGGTCTCATACTTTCTCCTTTTTCAAGTACTAGTAAGACTCCCTTTACCACATCTTTTACGTATAAAAAATCTCTTACCACATCAGGTGAACCCCATACTGTAAATGGATCTTCACCGGAATGTATTCTTTTAATTAGAGCCGGGATTACATGACAGGTTTTAAGATCAAAATTATCATACGGACCAAAGATAGCAGATCCTCTAGCAATTAAAATATCCATATCACTAAAATGAGAGATATGTTCCATAACTTTTTCTCTATATCTTCTCATCTGTCCATATCCAAAATAAGATATGTAAGGTTCACCGTCGTAATACTCATCTTCAGTTATTAAGTACCTACGGTCTGGGTATCCTGTTGATGAGTTAAGGTCTACAAATCTCTTAACTTTGTTATTATGAGCTGCTTCAAGAAGATTAGTAATAATAACTATTTGATTAAGAGTAACTTGAACGTCTGTTGCTACTGTAGAGGGGTGCAGTATATTTCCAGCAGCATGTACTACATAATCAGCGCCTGCTGTTAGTTTAACACAGTCATCGTAATCAGTAAGGTCGATACCGTCTAAAATCTGTATTCTAGAATCTTCAATCTTAAGAGGTGCTATATGAGTATGTGTTTTAACATGTGCTCCTCTTTTTAAAAGTTCTTCTATGTAATGGGTACCTAAGAATCCGGAACCTCCGGTTACAACAACAACTTTATCTTTATAAAAACTATTTTCCATAACAAATTAAGTAAAGGGGTTATATCTATAATTATCACTAAGAACAGTATTTCTATTAGATTTATACCATTCTATTGTTTTCTTAATACCTTCTTTGAGAGACGTTTTTGGGAAAAATCCATAAGAGTTAAATCTCTCCATATTCATAAGTCTCTTACTATCTCCTGTAGCGTATTCCGTAAGCCAATTAATATCTACGTCTCTATTGCTACTCTGTATAACATAGTCAACTACCTTCTTAATAGTATTAGGAACACCAGAGCTTAGATTTAACGGCTCGGTAATTTCTTTTTCTACGCAGTATATCAAGCCATCCGCTACGTCTTCGCTATAAATAAAATCTCTAATAGGTGCTCCATCTCCAAATACGTCTAATACGTCATTTTTAAACACCTTAGAAATAAGTGAAGGAATAACCATGGCATTATTTTCATCAAAATTATCCCAAGGTCCATAAACGTTGCCTGGTCTAATTATAGATATATTTTCCAATTCATATTGAATTCTGTATGCATCAACCTGTAATTCCCCCATTCTTTTAGCCCATCCTGGATGTTTATCATTTGGGGAAGGAAAAGTTTTCCAAACATCATCTTCATTAAATACTTCTGCTGGGTGGTAGACTCCGACTGAAGAAACATATACAAACCAGTCTACATTATTAACTCTTCCTGCTTCTAACATATTGGTATTAAACTGCAACATTGGAACCATAAAGCTTGCCGGATTTTGCCTAGACATCTGTGGAGAGCCTTTAATACCTACTGTATTAAACACTATGTCTATATCATCTGTAAGCTTTAAACACTGATCGAAAAATCTTAGATCAGCTTTTTTATATACTATATCTCTATCAAAAAACTTACCGTCTACAATGTCGGTAGCAGTAATTGTACAGTTATACTTTTTAAGCTTATCTATAAGAGCTCTTGCTACCATCCCGTTAGCCCCTGTCACTAAAACATTTTTATTTTTTAAATCCATACCTATTTTCTGATTACATCTAAAGTTATACAGTGAGGACCGCCGCTAAGTGTTCTAGCATGTCTTAATTTAACCGGAATAGACTCGATTCCGTATTTACTAAGTAGGTTCATTAGAGATACCTGGTGTTCTTCTACCATTACTAAATTTTCGTTAATAGTAAGTATGTTCATTCCTAACCAAGGCGATGCAGGACACCAATCTTCCATTACTTGAGTTGGATAAGGTTCAGGAGCCCATATTCTATCCCACTTTCTCAAAAAAGCAGGCATGTTATGCTTATTTACTCTTGCCGGGTTGCATAGTACTAGCTCTTCTCGCAATAGTACGAAAGTAGTATCGATATGAATATATGCATACACATCCTCTACTCTATGAACATTATATTCAGGAGAGATATTTTCTCTTAGATAAGATTCTAATAGATCAGCTCCCGCTAAATTACCTGTATTAGAGACTAAGTATAGTAGATCGTAATTAGCTTTTAAAATATTAGCCGCATCGAAAATTGGACTAGGTCCGTCCATTAAAGTAGGTCTTGATAAATCTTCAACACTGTACATATTGTTATCATCTAGAGAAGTAGGAAACTCCACCCAGCTTTCTGGAGTAAAGATATCTCTATATTTGTCTGCTTCATCTCTTCTTTGATGTAAAGCCATTGGAGTCTTTATTACTTTACAGTCTACTACTAAAAGCGGATCTCTAGGACAGTAATCATAATACGAATCAGTAAAAGGTCTATCAGTAGAATTATAGATCTCTGGCGGTCTAATAACATTAACTCCTAATTTAGTTAAAATTTCAGAAATATTATGTAAATCTTCTTCAGTCTCTTCGAGTACTTGGTCAGGGTAAACTCCAGTAGGTATTTGTTTAAATTGCTCATCTGATAAATGAGCATAGTCAATACATCTTAATGATTTATCTTTTATTGTAGGAATCTGGGCTTTATTTACGGTACCAACTATAATCGTATCTAATTGACCCCATTCATTGACTACTTTTGGTTGAATTTTCATAAATTTTATTTATATCGTTATAAACTCTCTGTAAATATTCCTTTGAAAAAGCTTGATCTAAGAGTAAATTCTGATTATACTCTAATATATGAAAAATATCTCTATACCACTTGTCTATTTCAGAAATACTTTTTTGTGATAATCTGTATATTTCTTTTAACACAAGTTCTAACCTCTTATTATTATCTAATTCTGAGTCATATTCCTCGTTTATAAAAGGATGAAAAGTTTTAAACCCTAATGATCTAAGTTCTGCTAAAGAGTTTGAAGAGCCTATAATAATAAATGGCTGTAAATTAGCGATAGGTTTGAGAGCTTTTTCTGAGATATAATCCCCTGGTCGAAAAAAATTAGTTTCTGATACTATATTAATATATGAATCAATAAACGGTTCGTAGTTTTCATAGTACATACCGCGTACCTCGCTTATATCTTCGTAGTCTATAGTAATATTAGGTATGTTTTCTACTATATGGTTATACTGATTAACTATGTCTTCTTTATTCATTTCCCATGATAGTAACTCTACAGCGGGATCAATTAATTTACCTTGAGGATTACATTCAGGATCTAAAAAATCATAAGAAATTAAAAAATCATTTATAATATCCTTATAGTAAAAATATAGAATAGGGTATAATCTTTGAAGTCTTAATCTACGGTTAAACATTAAAAATTTATACCTGCGTTCATTTTGAGGAAGTTTATCCTTAGTTACTAATGTATAGCCTTTTATTTTACTCCCTTGTTTTTCTGAGTTCAGCATTTTAGTATATTCTAAATGCTTTGTTGGGTACGCCCAGTTAAAAGTAAGTACATTGATTTTATTAGAATTTGGTACAGTTTCAGTATGCCATTGATTATAATCGGTTTTAAGAGAATGTGAAGCTGTAGCGAAAATAACTTTTTTATGCGGTATAACTAAATTATCTAATTCTATATGAATAGTCTCTAACATACCTTCTACTAAAATACCTTCTGTCGAGTAATTTATTAATAGGAATACATTTTCTTTTTCTCTAATTGCTTTGAGAGCTTTTTTTGATATAAAACGAGTAACGGGAAAATTTTCATTTATAGAGTACTTATACCCCATTGCAGCATTTGGAGACCCGTGTATAGAAATACAGTAAATTAAAATACTACTTCCTTCTATTTTACCTATATCATTTGTACTTACAGTTCCACTTGTTAAGAACTGTAGTATTTTTTCTCCATCAAAAACAGACACTCCATCATCGTACTTATCTGAAATAGAAGGTAGTACTAAATACGGCTCTATAAAACTGTTTTCTACATAAGAATATAGGTACCGGTAATTTACCCCATTAGGGACGGTATAGTACGGACTTATATAGTCATACACAAGCTTAATATCTTTTTTAGTAAACTTTACTTTATCCATTACCTATCTACCACAGTTAATACCTCTTTAAATATAGTCTGATCAGTGTAATAGTGTATTAGGAGGTTGTGATTGTGGATTAGTTTATCTGTAATAGATAAATATTTTTCATGAATTTCGTCTAAACTCAACATACACAGGTTACTAATATTATCTAATACTGCGCTTAACCTAGCTCTATAGTCACTTATATCGTCATAACTCTCATCAAAAAATTCTGGGAATGTTTGAAATCCAAGCTCTTTAAGATGCTTTAAAGTATGAGGATTCCCTAAAATTATAAATGGATGGTAATTAATTATCGGACGAATGCTTTTTTCAGTAATAAAGATAAATTCCTTTTCAACAAACGTTTCATTTACCACAGAAAAATAGGTGTTTACCCAAGGTGTTTTGTCCATAAGGTAATTATTCATATGTGCTACCTTATCAGGATCTTTTTCGTCTAATACGTAAGGGTATGAATCCCCAATATGCTTTTTAAATTCCTCGTTTCCAGGAAGACTACAGAAATTATCAAAGTCTTCAGACTGTAGAAGTGATACAAGTCCTTTATTGAAGAGATTTTTTTTCTTAAGTTCAAGTATTAAGTCAGTCCTATGGTACCTATACCTGCAGGAATTGCGGTTAAGGTTAAGGAAATAAAAATTTCTTTTTAATTTTAGTTCATCTTGAGATACTATAAGGTTTGATTCAGGTAAATTATTAGTCTTTTGATCCCATCTTTCGTGTACAACTGCTTGCCCTGGATTGTGCAGTATATAAAAAGGTATCCAATGCACTACCATAAATGATTCTGTGTTGTTTCTTTTTATATAATCATCATACTGTTGTTTTATATCAGCAGTATTAGTCAAGTATACTATTTGCACAGTATCTAATTTAACTTCCTTTACAAATTTTTCAATACTACTAAAGAAAGAGTCATCATGATAAAATCCGCCTTCCCGTTCGTCAGAAAGGACAATTTTTACGTTTGGGCTGTTTTTTATAAAATCAATAGTTTTAGGAAGGAAAACTTCTTTTAAATCACAATTGGTTATGTAATCTACTATTTTTTCATCTGCTACAGTGGCTATATTAAAAACATTTATATCATTATTAAGCTCATCTGTAGTTAAATCCGTATATAATTTACGCTCTATTTTAGGTAAAAAAGAAGAAGAAGCTACTTCTTTACAGTGCATCAGAGTATGGTAAATGTCGTTCCCATTTTGGAGTAATCTATAATTATGAGAACTAGAATACCTTACTATACTGTTTTCTTTTACATTATTCCTATCCTTTAAATTACTCAGGTATTCAAAAATATGAGGCAGTGAGTTTATGTTATACCCCATTCCTAAAAACCCTATAGGAGTTATAAACTCATACAGGAGGTTAAATTTTCTATCCATTGAAGTACTGCCTCCACTCAGGTAAATAATCGTATATCCTTAGTTTACGAGTCGTATCTAAAATATTGGTAAATGAATAGAACCTCTTTTGTTGATCTAAATCCGGTTCTCTTAATAGTTCTACTTTTAACCTATCTACTTCATAATCTTCAAGATACTTTATGCTATTTAATATTTCATGTTTCATTTTTTCAGGTACCAGGCTAACGTGGTGATGGGCCGGGTAGTGAACATAATTGTGTGCAATGGGAAGGTTATGTTCCATAACAAACTTTTTAAAGTTATCAATATTATAAATATTAAGAGCACTTAAAGTCTGACATACCTCTAAAGTAAATTTATCTCTATATTTAAGTATTTTATGAAAAGCTTCCATAATTAAATTCCAATCAGAAGGATACCTAATGTAGTGGTTTCTTTCTTCAAGATCATCTATAGATAAATGCAATTTTACACTTTTAAAATTATCCCATAGTTTTATAAAAGCATCTGGAAATTGGGTACAGTTTAAGCTGTATTGAAGTTTTATATCTTTTGCTCGGCCATTATCTATGAATTTTTGCAAAAAGTATCCGTGTTCACGAATTAAGGTAGGTTCTCCTCCATTTATCCAAACTTCTTCTAATTTACTACATTTTTCATATAAACGGTCATAAAATTCTAAATCTCGATACCATTCTGTTTTAACGTCAAGTTTGTAATAATCATTTTCAAACTCTGTTCCTTTAAAGCTTTTTATATCTTGATTCCATCGGTTAGAAGAAAAAGGATTACAGGTAGCACACTTTAAGTTACAGACTGTACCTAATCTTAGTTCTATATACCGGTAATCTATACTCTTTAAACTACCGTCGGTATTAGTATTATTAAAACATTCATCTATAAGTTTTTTAAACTTAACATTAGATTCATATCTTCTAGAAAATGTTTTACCTTCTTCGTATTTGTAGCATTTTTGACATAGAGAAGAATATCGGCCCTCAAGCATATCTTTTCTAAGTTTGTTAAATCTCTTAGAATTAGCTATATCATCAAGAGAATCCTTAGACAAAAGGAAATGGTCGTCTTCGTTTTCAGCTTTTGATGCAACTGATGCGCCGTTTTTCATTTCTGTTAAACAACAGGGGGTAACCGTGCCAATAGGATGAGTAGCTAAATGTATCCACGGTAGAGTACAAAAGGGAGTTTCCTTTTTAGGGACATTTTCTATATCTCTGTAGTCCACCATTCGTACACCTTTTTATTATGTTTTAAGTATATATCGTTTAAAACGTTTTCCTGTCTACGCCACTTATCTACTTTTGCTAGGTTAGCTTTTCCTCTTTTAAGCCCTTCTTTCCAATCAGTATATTGCTCAGAAAATACCTGTCTATTTTTAAGATCAATTAAACAAGGAATCCAATTTTGTAATTTAGGGTTATTTCCTACTTTAGGTTCTATATATGAAATTACGTCATCAATTACTTCATTAAATAATTCACGAGGGAGTACCTGAGGGCACATCATAATAGAGCTGTCAAAAGCGAATGTAGTTTTTATTAGAGTATTTACGTCTAATTCTATAGAAAGATCAAATAGGTCTTTAAGGCTAAATAGGCCTGGTGTAGTGATTGTAAGATCGAATGTAATTCCGTAATCACCATACTGTTTATTTAAAAATAAATAATCTTTAAAATTTTGTATCCACCGGTTCCATTTGATACCATGTCTAACATACTCTACTATCTCTCCAGTTCCATCAATTGAGGCACAAATTTGTACCATTTTAAAATGAGGTAACAGTTCTTTTAAGTCCCAATGTTTATAAGTTGTACGAGAAAAATTAGTATTATACCTAACCCATACGTTTTTAGCTAAATCGTTTTTAACTAAATATTCCATTATCTCCCAATGAATCTCCCACATTAAAGGTTCTCCTCCTACCCAGTATATTTCTTCAATAGTACCGTTTTCTACCGCTTTCCATAATTCAGCTTCAGCAACTTCGGCTTGAAACTTTTCTATAGCAGGTTTAAACTCTTTTTTAGCCCATAAATCCGCATTTTCAGGTCGGTCGTAGTCCCCCATCGCACGTCTTTCTGCTTCCCAAGAAGAGGATAGCTGATCACCGCACATCCTACACTTAAAGTTGCATAGGTTTCTAACCCTATAGTCAAACGAAATAGGAGGCATTGTTGTAAATCCTGTTTCATCTGTTTTCTCAAAAGCTTCTTCTACTTTATGAGGGAATAAAGTCTTGTTAAAGTAATCTCTATAAATAGAAACGTTAAGTAGTTTATTGTTACATACCTGACATTGAGGGATCTCTTTGCCGGCCATTAAATCTCTTCGAATACCTTTCATGTATTCTGAGTTCCAGTGTTCCTCTAAAGAACTTGGATTATAAGCGGAATCATTATCTGCCTTATCAGAGTCTAGATACTGTGTAGCCCAGTCTGCTTTTTCTCTCGATGCACAGCATAGACGTCTTTCACTTTGGGGTGATAGATAGGTATGGGACCAAGGGGCCATACAAAATGTTCTATTTCCTTCCGCAGGTAATAATTTATTTTTATTTTTCAAAATTTTATATTTTGTATTTTAGAGTTATCTATATCTACTGAGTATTCTAATTCCTGATAATTATATATATTTTCTAATAAAGAAATAAATGCAATTGCAGATTTTTTTCTTACTCCTGGATCGTCAACATGATGCGGATGAAAGTTAATAAACCTGGTTTTACTGTTTTTTTCTAAGGTGAAATATCTAGTAAATAGGCTTTCAGCATAAGTTTTTTGTGCTCTATATAAATAATGTTCGTCGTAGTCAATAAGACCTGTTGTTAAATGTATAAAGTATTTAGGTCTTTTTGATAACTTCTCAATTAAGTAAAGGTGATTAATAGGGATTAAAAAAGAATCTAAGTCGTATCCTGAGATTGCTCCTGGGAATTTGTTAGCTCCTGTTATTACTATATCGTAAGAAGGGTTTTTATTAGTGTAGTTGTCTATGCTTTCCCTATCTACTAAATTACATTCTTCCTTAGTGGGAAAATCTATGGATAGGTAGGTATCCGTAATTTTAAGTTGATTAGCATACTTGCCATTTCCACCTGTATATAAAACTCTCATACTATTCACATTTACCGCATACTGTCTTACATATGCCAAATTGAGTATTATTTTTAAAATTATCATATACAAACTTATGGAGTATACCTGTATCGTACACCTCCTGTATAGTCCTATCTTTAAGTGAAAAATTTTCCATTCCTAATTTAGTCACACTATTTAGGATTTCAACCTGATAGGGAGATTCATCATTAGTAGAGTGTCTAAGTTTTATACTAAATTGCGGTGGTATTATACAGCAGGGCATTAAATATCCATTGTACGTAATATAAAGATTATTAGCTTCTGTAGTTAACTCCCCAGGGCTGTCTGCATTAAAAGAATAGCAGGTTTGTTTAGTTACTCTATTTAGTTTATCTATTTCTTCCTGAGGGAAAATAGGTTTACGTGGAACATAGTCTTTACGTCTATGATACGTCATTAAAAAATCTTCTTCTGATTCTATTATTAATGGATGTGCTATAGGGTTTATTTCTTTCAATAATTCCTCCAACTTTCTAAAATCCTCTCTAGCCCAATCCTTAGTTCCTAATTTATTTACAATTTCATCTTCAGTAAAGCTTAAAGAATGTGTATATTCACCCTTCATATTAAACCCTCTGGTATATTCTGTATATTGAGTAAATGGTTTTAGTAGTAGTATGTTAGTTAAAGTAGAGTTTTTAGCCAGATTTAATATAGGTTGAATCTGATCTCTAGTTTGGTCCCATAATAAGAATTGAATTTTAAAATACTGTTCCGGTGTTGCCTTATTTTCAGAAAAAGCTATAAAATTTTCATATACTTTATTCCATTTAGCATTAATTCGATAGAGCTCATTTTTATCGCCGTATCCATCAATACCGAATATCATTCCTACTCCCAACTCAGCTAAAGCTTTATACTGCTCTGGTGAGCCTATTCCTCCGTTAGTGTGAATTTCAAATCTACAGTTAGGGTTATTTACTTTAATCCATCTAGCTATTTCAACTATTTCAGGACTCCCCATCCCATCACCGAAGTTACCGCAAACATCTATTTTATCTAACTGTTTAAGCAGGTCTAGTCCTATAACTCTCTTAACATCTTCTAGCTTCCAGTAAGTTTGGTCAAATGGAGCGAATCTACCGTATTGTCTCCTACTGCATACCGGACAGCCTGCGTTACATATAGAGGAGAGTTCAAAGTCTAACTGCTTTATCATGATATATAGAAGTATAGCGAAAATCTATTAAAGTTTTCGGGAACTGTTCCTATTAAACCGTGATTAACCTCATTAGGATTTTGTAAAAAGTATCCTGTGTTTTTAATATAAGGGAGAGTAAATATAACATTTTGATCTTTATCCCCAAAACTTGTACCTAAAGTATCACAGTAATCATCACCGATATAAATTTGCATTGCAAGTTTTACTGCTTCATTATCAAAATGCATAGGTAATGTATACTTGTAAGTATCCCACCACAGATTAAACGTAACGTTAGATATTTTGCATTTAGTTAGCGAGTAGAAAGTATCGAAAAAGATATCTGTATTAAGGTAGTCTTTAATATTAGTTAACAGGTTAGATTGAAAGGCTTTGTACTGTTTTCTAGGTAAATCTTCCTGTAAGTGTCCTTTACTCCAACCACTACGGTCATTCTGCAGTCTTTTTACTTCCTCTGTAATTTCGTTAAGAGTACTTTCATTGAAAAATTCACGTATAATATATAGGGGCTTATTTCCTATATTTACCTTAATAGAATCCTCTACAAATCTCTGACTAATCATTTTACTTATTTACGTAGCTTTAATTCACTGCCGGCATACTTAGTATCTTGATCTTTTTTTAGCTGTTCTATTAAATCTATCATATCATCTTGTTGCTGATCATCTGGTTCGATGTATTCTTGAGAACCAGGATTAGCCCATTGTGGGTTGAATACCCAGCCTTCATCTTTAGCTTTCTTAAGAACATCATGAACATATCTGTTTGACTTAGCATCATCTCCATCAACAAGTTCTTGAAATTTACCTAAATCTGTTTCAGGTATTGAATCCCACCATTCTTTTAACATAGGAAATGCTTTATGGAAATCTAATTTACGTCTTACATCATATTGTGCATAAAAAGATTTGAAATCTCTTTCTCTAGACTCTAATGAAGATGTAAACGAATGTCCTGTATCTACCTGCTTAATATATTCAATCATACGAATAATGCCATCTCTTTCAAAATCTACAAGACCGTTTTTACCTCCATTGTAATTTTTATCCAACCACTCTTGAATATGTGCTGCTCTTTCTAGTCTGATTTCTCTTGGTAATGTTACTATAGACTGGAAAGAAGGGAAACGTAAGATATTAAATGACATTACAGCAGCGTTGTGTCCAAACTCTGCTTTTAGTTTTAACATCTCATCCATAAATTCAGTAATAGAGAAAAGACATAAAGCATTTATGGTTAGCATAACATTGACTGATTTAATGTTTGCTTCTCTATTAACTCTATACATATTTTTTAACCATAGGTCCCAATCAAGCCCGTATCTAATATATTCAGCTTGTAGTCCTGTTGCTTCACAGGAGGTATATATACTAAAGTCTTTAAAACTATGAGAAGATTCTATTAATGCATCCAGAAGTTGTTTCTTTTGACCTAAATTAGAGTTGACCGCAAAGGCTACGTTACATTCTGGATGGCTTTTCCACCAGTCCATTAGCTTCCAAAAGTCAGGCGACATTGAAGGCTCACCTCCAGTAACTCTTAGCTCTCTTAACGAGTGTTGCAGCTCGGCTTCCCACCATTTCCAAAATGCTTCTACATATGGGTTTCCTTCATTCTTACGTCCGTATGGCATTGCGTGTGCTCCATCATGTCTAAAAGCTCCTGCTCCATCAGATACTAAGTTCTGATAGGCTCCAAACTTCTTAATGTCTTTTTGCCAAGTAGTGGAGAAAGAAGCATTACAGTACGAACATCCAAAGTTACAGTTAGGATCAAAAGCGATTTCTAACGTTTTAAGATCTACATCTTCAGTGTATCCTAATTCTTCTTTTGCCTCTCTTAGTTCCTCATCAGTGTAAATAACTGATTTATATACTCTATCGGATACTTTGTCTTCACCTAAGTCTTCTATTTTCCAGCAGTATTCACATTCTTTTGGGCGAATACCTTCCATCATTTCTTTACGTACAGCTTTCTTGTACGTAGTGTTATGGATAGCTTTATAGGACTTTGCTACTTCTTCAAGTGGAATTTTATGTGCAGGCGGGTGGTGGCAAGATGCTGTTGTTCCATTTCCTAACCAAATAGTAGCATTGTACCATTTAGCACCGCAAAACGACTTTGATAACTTATTAACTACTCTGTCTCTGTATTCTTGAAACGTCTCGTTTTCTTTTTTTGCAAAAACCCCCATTATATCTTATGTATAAAATTACAATTACCTGTTAAATCAAATGCCTTCTCGTATATAAATTCTTTAAAATCATGATGAGCAACGAGCTCCTCTTCATGATATAGTCTAAATTCATGTATATCTAAATCACAATAATGGTGATTTTCATGATGCCAAGGAAAATTACCTGCTCCGAATACTAATTGGGGATCAGGGACTTGACTAAAGTTTTTGGTTTCAATTACTTTTTTATCGTCAATAAAAACTTCAAAGTCTGAATCTACTTGATTTTTTACTGTAACACTATGTCTCGTATTAATAAATATTGTATCTTTTATTTCACTCCAATCCATACCATTGTCCGTATGCACATCTATATTACTCATATGTTCATTATAGTAATTAAGGGAAGTGTATATTGGTAGGATAGAAAAAATTGTGTTCTTATCTCCATACGTTTTAATTAGAGTAAAATCAAACTCCATTCTAAAATTATACTTTCCACCTAAAATTTGATTACCGGATAATTTAAAAAACGATGGACAAACTCTAGTTGGCCAAAATGCCCATGGCTGATTATTTCTTATACTTAGCATAAAAATTTTTCATTTCTGGAAACGATTCTAAGAAATTTGTACCTCTTCTTTTGTCATATTCATCTACAAAATTTATAAAATCTTTTCTATGTTTTTCTACGTCATAATTAATACTCTTAGATTTAGCATAATCATATGTACGTTTCATTTTTTGAATCTGGATATCAGAAAATCCGTGAGTATTCATAGGGGTATCTTTCATTCCATAGTACATCGCTTTTTTTGCAGACTCTAGTATTAATTCCTTATGTTCGTCTTCCAAAATTTTAACTGAAAGAAAAGAGGGCCATCTAACATATGAAGTATCTAATAATAAGCATTCCTTCCAGTATCTTTGGTCGTTATGGTATTTCTTTTTTATTTCATATACCTTATCAATTAATTCACCGTATGTAAACACCGATAGTGCATTAAAGGCAGCCATAATATTTACTGTTACCTTAGGAAGTACATCTAATATTTTTTCAATATTACCCCAAAATTTACTATAGTCTAAACCGTACCTTACATATTCAGCTTGTCTACCTACAGCCTCTACTGATGTAAAGATGATAAGCTCCCGTACTTTATTATTCTCAGTTAGATCTTTTGCAATTGTAATTAACTTGTCAATAAGAGCATCCGGTACACCTAAATTAGTATTAATAGCTAGAGAGAGATTAGGGTTTTGTTCCCAATTCTCCTGAATATATTCAAGAACTTTAAAGGTATCCTTAGATAGAAGAGGTTCTCCTCCGGTAATTCTAAAGGTATGTAGGTCTGGGAATAAATCTGGCCACCATTTCCAAAATGCTTCTACATATGGGTTTTCTTCAGAATGTTTATAAGGCATAACCCCATTAGCCTTCATAGTCTGAACTTCGTTAAAGTTATACTCGGTAGGGTAACCGCCATACTTCTCAATTTCTTCTACCCATTTGGATGAATACTGAGGTCCACAGTACGCACACTTTAAATTGCATGTATTAGAAAAGGATACTTCAACGTATCGCGGGTTATAATCTTTTCTCCAATGTGTATTTACAATTGTATCGAATTGATCTTCTGACCAAGGTTCAGCTGATTTAAATACTCTATCAGAAAATGAATCGGAATTATCTTCAACGTTCCAGCAATAATTACACTCTTCCGGTCTTTTTCCGTCTAACATTTCTTTTCTTTTCTTTTTCTTAAAAGAAGTGTTGTGCAACGCTGATGGATTACGTTGGATCTCTCTTAACGGGATCTTATGTGGGGACGGGTGGTGACATGAATGTGTCAATCCCTTATCTAAATGAATTGTGACTTGCGTCCATTTAGCCAAGCAAAATCCACATCCTACAGAATCCAGCTTCTTTTTTACCTGTCCGTGTAGTACTTCACTCATAACTTAATATCTATCATTGTAGCAAATGGTGCAAGTTTTGTCTCTTTTACAAGTTCGTATTTAACTTGTTTAATACCATCTTCCTTATAATTTAACTTATCTTGCTGCATTTGAAGAACATATCTTCTTTCATTCCGTGCTGTTGTTTCTCCTTTAGCAAACTTACCGTCTACAATTCCTTCATCTTTATGAGGAAGACATCTCATTTTACCGTCTACTCTATAAGGGAGTATAGAGTTAGGAATTCTAAATTCTTCTTCTTTCAACTCAGCATTACTATTCTCAAATCCTGTGTCTGTCTTATCAAAATCTAAATTAACTACTAACTCTTCAGTTGGTAATTCATTATGGAGATTCATAATCTCTTCAGGGGATAGAGCTCTTTTCCAAGCAAATACTTTAGCTACATCTCCTTTAAAGTATTTGTATCCGGTTTCTATATCTGTATTAGGTGACATTCCTATTTGAATATCGGCCGGACCGTAGCTTTTAAGTTTCCCGGACCATTCCATAGGTGATTGACTCCCAAATCCACCTCTAGCATCTACTTCTGAGCCGTTTAGATAGAAATGTGCTTTTTTAGTTTCCTCATTAACTACTGCAGTAACCCAACTCCACTGATTATCGTACCTCTTAACCCACATGTAGTTATGGTGGTGAAAAGTATTCCAAAACGTAAATGATAACGCTCTAGAATTATTAAATGAAATACCATAATCGTATCCTGGTAATCTAAATATAGGGTACTCTACATACTTATTATCAGAATCTCCGATTAGGAATATCTTGTTCTTGTCAGGTTGTTGGAACGCTCTGACTAATACTGATATAGTATGTGATTTAGATGTTAATCCTCTTAAACTTCTATCAAATGGAACTGTTAGGTATGAATCTTCTCCGTTAAAAGAGTAGTACTTATGATTAGTAGCTTCTTTATCAAGGTAAGTATTTTCTGTTAAACCTTCTTTATAGCATCTCCAGAATAGATCATCATCTTCCATACCCCAATCCCAATAGTCATTAGAGTATCCATTTGTAGCTTCAACGTGTTCTTTAGAAAATAAAACTGCTCCACCAAAGTACTCATGATATTTTAATTGATAATTCATCTGAGAGATCTTCGTAGCAATATGACGAGGTGCTTTTTCTGGATATGAATAATCACAGCCTCCGTCTTCTTCAGGAATCATGTCAATATCATGCCATACAATATAATCACACCCATCTTCGAATGCATGTTTTGCTGCAATGTTTTTAGTAGCACCTCGATTAAAAAGTTTATCATCTACTTGATGGGCAAAGTACATATGAAAATCTATACCTTGATTTTTTAAGTACTTTCCTACCTTAGGTATAAACTCATTTAAATGTAACTCTCTATTACGATATGGGACACATACTCCTAATTTCATTATGTTATAACGTTTAGTTTAATATAATTATCTTCTTCTTCAGCTATACTAGATCTAAATAGACAAGTTGATAATCCATCGTCTAAATATCCTGTAGCTTTTTCTCTAACTTTTCTCCAATACGTTATCTGATTCTCCCTACTAGCCCAATCTTTCCAGTACCCGTCCGTATAACCTGCTTCTTCGTGTTTAGAGAGTAAATATCTACCGGTTTTACGATAGGGAAACTTTAATCTATGCACTTTAGAAGTATTAATCTTTTGGTACTGTACATTATAATTTTCTCCTTCAGCTTTAATTGGAGTTGCGTCTATCCATTTATTATTTAGTAATGAAAAGTTAGAACTATCGTAGTATGCTTTCCACCTTTCCTTAAGTTCCGGATTTGAATCATACAGAGAAGTGTTAGGATCTGTATAAAATAACTTACGTATTTCCTCTAAGCTTAATTCTCCGTGCAGTATACCAAAATTTGTTATATGTCCTTTAAAAAATTTTTGTTTATTTTTACGATTAGGGTCGGCAACTCCTAAGTATAAATACGGTTGCTCTGTATACTGTTTCATACCGCTACCGTCCCAATACTTAGTTCCTACTTCTTTTCCATTTATAAAAAACTGCAGTCTTTTTAGTCTAGCATTTACATTAACTACAGCCTGTATAGGCATGTTCGGTAAATACTCGGATGTAATTGAAACTGGGACCTTATTCTTCAAAAATAATTCAAATTTATAAGTACTAAATGAATTATATGATAAGTTAAGATCTTCTCCTGGGATTCCGAATACTGCGTACTCATCAGTAATTTCTGCTGGATCACAGTCTATAATGTCCGGTATAAACGTTACTATATAAGAATACGGTCTTACAGTAGCAAATTTATTATCAATACGAATGTAACTATTCTTACCGTTAAAGTATAGCGCTCGTTTGTTTATTGCTGGGACTCTATAAGATTTAGTGTCAAGTACTAAGTTTAATTCTCTACACCTAAGCAGGAGGTCGTCATCTTCGAATCCCCATCCTTTATATTTGTTTGAATATCCATTAATTTTATTGAAATCCTCAACCGTGAACATGGTGACACCTCCAAAGTAGTTTCTTTGTATGGTACGTTTAAAGTCCCCATCATTTTCAAACTCATTAACAAGCTGTACAGGATTAACACTATACGAATAGTCTGCATTCCAAGGAAGCATATCTACATCGTGGAATACTACATAATCACAACCTCTTTTTTCAGCTTCGAGAAATCCAATATTAAGCAATTTTCCACGATTGAACTTCTTTCGATCGTTTTGATTTACTATAATAATAGTGTAGTCAATATCAGGAAAATTGTCCTGTAAATATCGAGGAATATATTTTTTAAATTCCTGTAGCTGTTTGTCACGGTTGCGAAAAGGTACAATAATACCTAATTTGTGCATTACTCTTCGTCTTCTTCAGATTCTTTCTTAGCAACCTTCATAAATTCAGCCAAGTAAAACTGAACACGGTCTCCCCATTCGTCTTTATCAATCTCTTCAAACCATAAACTTAGTGCGTCTACAGCATTAGCAATTGTCTCTAAAGATTTAACTTTACGCTCTTCTAGATCTTTTTCTGAACTCATATTAAAACTATTTTATTGCGGAGTACACTCCAGTTATTATAACTAATATACGAAAACTCTTTTAATTCTTCAAACATAAACTCAGGATTATTTATGTCTATTTTCATTTTATTCTTTCTAATCGCTAAATACATTTTTTTGTATTCACTCCAAAAAGTATAGTCTTCTTTAACTGACGCTACTTCTTTTAATCTAGCAACTACAGTACTGTCCCATTTAAAATGATGTACTTGAGTAAATACTTCTTCAATAGGAAAACGTTTAGGGTGTGATGTACCCCAAGATGTACTACCGTTACCAAAATCTACATAATGTTGACCCGGTGTTACATTAACAGTTCCTTTCATCAAAGTAACTTTATTAGGGCAAGCACCTGACATTGGATATCTAAAAAAACCTCCTAAAGGAAACTCTTTGTGTAAATCTGTGTCTCTTTCGACTTTTGGAAATGTACCATCTTTACCTATACGGTCTAAGAACCCCCCGGTAACAAATTCATATCCTTTTCTCTCATTTTCTTTTATAATATCATCGATCGGTTCTGGGTATATCTGTAATTCGTCGTCATCCGATACTATCCACCAATCGTTTGGGTGTTTAATCTTAACGGTATTATATATATCGGTTACTCTTTCCCAATGAAACTTTGGTTCAGTTACAACCCAAAAAGGTTTAATACCTAATTCTTCTATTTCCTCTAAAATTGTATCATTATCACTTTGTCGATATACAACAACAAACATCCTATCTACTTTATTCTCATAATGTTTTAACATATGTGGTAGAATGTGTGTATTTCTTCCAACAACAGTAACTAAATTAACCATCCGCTTTAGATATATTATTATTAGTTAACTTACCAATAAAGTCTTTATATTGCTCTCCATCCCAATTTCCGTCAAATTTATGAACAATAAACTGTCTTGGATCCTCTACATTGTTTTTTTCATAAAAAAATACATACGGGAGTAACAGGTACTTACTAGGTAGGTTATAATCTTGAGTATCAATCAGCTCGTCTAAAAACTCTCTCATATAGTGGTACAGAGTATTAGAGAAAGTTTGGACTCCAAAAGAGTTAAGAATAGAAAGATGTTTTCTCTTAAATCCTTTATCTATAATTTTTAGTAATATATCTAATTTAGGTCCACAGAAAATAACTGCGTTATTTATTTTTGGAATAGTCATTGCAAATTTATCATAATGGTATTCACAAACAGTTTTTTCTTGCCCGGCTATAAGCTCATACTCATGAGTTATTTTTTTAGCTTTTTTTATATGCCATAAAAAATAATTATATGGCTCTCTATCAAATTCTTTTAGATCTAGAAATTCATCTAAATCTCTTTTTAGGAATGAGTCTACATCAACATACAATCCGCCATATACATACAAAATCATTAATCTAGCACAATCTACTTTTTTAATAATAGAATCTAGATTTTTAAAGTCTTCTAAATATTGAGGGAAATGTTCCTCAACTAATTTCAATATACTACTTTCTCTCCAGAGAGTATATCTCCATTTTTTACTTTTACAAAAATCTGTATATGATTTCTGTAGATTAAAATAGTCCTCACTACCTTTATCTTTCCACTGCTCTTTTAGATCTCCTTCTTGGTACCAAATTTGATGTATATGCTTATTAAAATTTTTTATCATTAGAGTAGTATTAATATCTCTGAATTAGGGTTAATCCAGTAGACGCAGGTTTATGCTTATAGTATGAATTAAAAAAGTTAAACGTTTTCCATTCTGATCCTATCTCTTCTATAAATCTTGTAGGCCCATCAAATGGAATAAAGTCTTTTTTCTGTTCTTCAGATAGGATCATCTCCTCTTGGTATTTTTTATCTGTATCGTGAATACTAATCATACCGTGAGGAGAAAGTAGTTTAGAATATAATTCAAAATCTTGTTTAACGTCTTCGTAAGAATGACCGGCGTCAATATGTAAAAAGTCTATCTGAATGTCTTGTTTAACAAAGAAATTGTAATAGGCGTTTTTAGTAGTGTCGTTGATAAACCTTGGTATAAAAATGTACCTAAAAAAAGAATCTTCTTCTAAGTAGTCTACGTTACCCCCTATTCCATTAGTTGCGTCGACAAGGTATGTTACGCCTATGTCACCCCAATTATAATCTTTATCTCCTTCAAATATACCTTGGTCGTGTAAATCTATACGGGCTTGGGTCATAATACGAGGAATAAATCCTCCACCAGAACCTAAACATACACAGACTTTATATCTCATCATCTGAATGATAGAATAAATGAGTAGTCCGTCACCCATATGGTCTTTGGTAGCTCCGTGAGTCCAGCGGTAAGGTACCGGTTCAAAAGATCTTATATCGTTTCCTTTATCGTCTTTTGACCATACCTCATTTTGAGTAATATACTCTCTTATAAACTGTTTATCTATAACACTCATTTATCTCTTTTTAAATAGAGAATAGTCTAAGTTAGGAAGATTTATGCAGTTTTTCAAATGCAAAATCTCTCTATCGTAATTTTGATCGGCTTTACTGTCTAGGATCCAAGACTTTAAAGGTCCGTAATGTTTAAAATACTGTTCTGATTGGACTAGCGGCCACAATCCTTGATCATGATCTTCTCCCCACTCCCATGCCTTACAGTCCCAGAATGTTGATATTATACTTTTATATGGGACTTCTTCTTTGTCTAGTAAATGTCGAAGCAATAATTGTTCGGCAAATATTAAGTATTGAGGATTAGGTGCGTTCATAGCAGTAAACTCCTCCATCATTTGAAGGCTTAGCTCGGCGTACCTTTTAGTAAATTCTGGGTCAGGAAGATGTAAAAATGAAACGTTAACTGATTCCGACTGCCATCTTGCTCTATAGTTAAGTTTTCGGACATATTGATCAGCAGATAATGGGTAATATCCTTTACCTATCTCATAATTAGATACGTACACTTTTTGTGGATCAAGTAAATGCTTAATTGGCTTATAAACATGCGTATCATTATCCATTATAATAATCGGATCATTTATAGATGCTAAAACCTGTAACTTAGAGGAAGCCCAAAAGACACTTTTATTTATTTTTCTTGGATTAGGTATAGGTTTGATCTGGTCCCATAAATCTAAGACTTTTAGTTTTTCTAGGAAGTCTATGGTAATGTCATCTCCGTAGAATATACATTCGTCTTCTCTATGGTTTCTTTTCCATAAAGATACAGAAGCTAGTAGCATTAAAATATTAAGCTTGCTGTAGAAAGATGCGCTCTTTTCTATATTCTCTAAAACCCAAATTACTTTCAAAACCTTTTAAAAAGGATTATTACGGCGTTACGTGTGTAGTAGTAAAGTATGCGTAGAAGTTAACCACGCCAGTGTGTGTACCGCTATTAAGTGTCAATGTACCACTTGTACTTAATTGAGATCCACCTCCACTAGCAGCTGTTCTCCAAGAATGGAATGTATAAGGATACGTAGCAGAAGCTACCATTGTAACAGAATAAGCAGTAAAAGAAGATGTAGCACCGACTGAATAAGGAGCGGTTAGTGAAACTGTTCCTCCTGTACCGGCAAAAACAGCCCCATAAAAGATCGACGTATTAGGAGCAAATTCTGATACCTGGTACGGTGCGGTGTTTGCTGGGTCGAAATCATTTACTGCTGTAGTTAATGATGTGTTTGCTTGTGCTGAAACACTATTAGACCAAGTCCTAAAAGTATCAAAGGAAATGTTATTCGAACCGTAGGTATATACTGCCATGTCTTACTTTGTTATAATTTTATCTTTAGGTATTAATTCCCCTAAGATTTTTTTCGTATGATTATAAGCAAATTCAAATATATTATTCAAAGCACTATAATCAAACACTTCTTTTTCAATATTATCAACTCTTACTTGAACTTCTTCTTCCTTTACTATAGTTCTATACTTAGTTATCTCCTCTCCATTCTCGTCAAAGCTCACGTAAGGAACCTCTGTTTTTACTTCCTGGGTCTCAAATATTGGGATCTCAATGTTCTGTACCTTAGTAATGGCTGTTTTAATATGATGAGGAAATAATATCTCCTCTCCATCACTCTCGTCGTCTTCGAAGTATATTACTCTTTCCTGTATAAGACCAACAGCATTATTTGTACTATCACCTACAGCAAATCGATTAAACTTCTCTGCGTGTTCTTTTGTTTCCCAATATGTCAATTGAAACCCTGTTTCCATTGTAACTTTGTTGAATGTAAGGCTTTCAACCCTTACGTAGACTTCATGTGAAGGTCCTTCACTGGTCTCTAAATCAACATCTAATATAAAACCCATAAATAAAACTTTTGACTATAAGATAGTTATTTCTTTTCTAACTCTTCTACTTTTGCAGATAATTCTTTAACTGCTTCAATAAGTACTGCAGTTAATTTAACATAATCTACAGCCTTAGAGTCATTATGCTCTCTGTAGTGAACAAGTTCTGGAAGTACTGCTTCAACTTCTTGAGCGATTACTCCAATATCATGTCCTGTGTGAACGTCTTGTTTGTCATTCCAATCAAAACGAACACCTCTGATTGCTTTTACTTTATCAAGAGCACCTTCTAATGTTTCTACATTATCTTTGAATTGTGCATCTGATGAATAATAAGCTACTACGTCTCCAATACAACGAATAGTGTTAGCTGTAGCTCCTGTTGTCTGACCAACCATTAAACCTTCAAAGTGAACGTTATCGTTATTATCTAGGCCTTGGTTAGCAGAATATGTTGTATATCCAGCACCGTTTGTAATGGCATTGTTGTTTAGTGAAATGTTTGCTGTACCGTCAAATGAAACTCCAGCAATCGTTCTAGCTGTAGCTAATTTAGTCGCAGTAGCAGCATTACCAGAA